GAATCTGCGTGCCACTGCGCCACATCGCCGCCGGTCCACTCGTCCAGCCTGTACCAGCCGGTGGGAGTAAGAACTTCCGTGTCGCCTGGAACGCAGTGCGCGCCGTAGTAGTTGAGCAGGATGGGTAGGCGCCCACGCTTGGAGACCTCCAGCAGGGAGTAGGTACGTGTCTCCTCGATGGTGGACTTGGTGCCCAGGCGCGCAGCGGCAGCCGCTGAGACGCGCTCGTCAGGGTGCTCCAGCAGGTCAAGGAACTCCTTGTCCGTCTTGCTGAAGGCGAAGGTCGCCTTGCCCGTGGTCTTGCTGATCTTGGTCGGCGGCTCGATGCCACAGGACCGCAGGTACTCCGCGAACTTCGGGTTGGACATGAGGATCGCCCTGGCGTCTGGACTGTCGAACTTGGCGAGGATCGCTTCTTTGCGCGCGACCACACCAGTCAGGTGCTCCCTCAGTACGCCTTGGTCCAACTCGATGGTCGGCTCGGTGTACATACGGATGATTAGATCAATGAGTTGTATCTCGCTGGGCGGAAACCCCTTCGCCAGCTTGCGGAACAAAGCGTAGGTAAGGTCCGTGTCCTTGGTGCAGTACGCGCCGTAGCGCGCCATCTCATCTGGCGTGAAGTCAGCCCGGCGCTTGCCGAGCGCAGTGTGAACCTCGTTGCCCTTCTCGCCAAGATGGTAGTAGGCAGCCAGCGCCTTCAGAGACAGCCCCGTGGTGGCAGCGTGACCGAGACCACGCGCCATGGACAGCGTATCCAGCCACAGCTTCGGCTTGATCCCGAAGTGCCAGGACAGAATGGCAGCGTCGAAGGCGCTGTTGTGTGAGAGAATCGCTAGGTTGTTGTACTTCAACTGGCGCAGAAAAGCGCCAGGGTTGGAGCCGCTATACCAGTCGGTCGGGTAGTTGTTGACCTTGATTGACAGGCCGATCACCTCGAAGCGCGGGTCGCGCACATAGGCTTCGGTCGTCATCTTGGATAGGGAGTATTCCCTATCGTAATAGGTCTCGAAGTCTATTGTTACTATGTCCATTGTTCACCCCTTCAGTTTCTCTATTAGTTGCCTGAGACTTTTCACAGTCTTTCGCAACTCCCATATATTCAGTCTGCCGTGGTTGCCTGCGATTATGATACGCGGATGCCCATCAACTCGCAAGTAGTAGTGGTTCTTGGACTTCTCTATAACATACTCTGCTGGGATATCTACCATAACAGAGCGAACATCAGGATCGAGTTTCATCACTCCCTCCGATTGGACGATCATCAGAACCCACCCGGCGCAACTGGTACGCCAGGAGGAACAGGACGCAGCAGCCAGCATGGGCTAGGTGAGAGTAGTCGGTCTCAGGGTCAGTCTCCTGCCCCCTCCACCATGCCCACATGTGGCGCATCAGCGCTGAGAACGGACGACTCCATGCCATGCCACGCTCCCAGTTACGCGGAGCGTAACGGGCTGCACCAAAATCTAAAACTTTAACGATTTCCTCAATAGCATCTGACGGTAGCAGATGATAAGGCAGTTTACCAGTGTCGTCCTTGCGCCCTTCACTCATTTCGCGTTCCTCGCAACCTTCTTCATCAGCGTCTCGCGCCACTTCGCTGCGTCCTCCACAGCGCAACCGAACCACTCGGCCAGCTTCTCTGCGCTCCAGCCTGCGCGGATGTATTCGTCTCCCTCTGCCCGATCCTCATGAGTCAGCCCCTTGGGGCGCAGCACCTTCATGTAACGCTTGAGGCCAAGGCGCTCGGCCTGCCTGCCCACTGACTTCGGGGATGAAATGGGCGAGCCTTCCATCTTGTTGAGCGCCATCCAGATATCCCTCGGGGCGCGCAGGCTGGTCCACTCGCTGGACAGGTAGGCCAATCGCTCAGGCGTCCACACCACGGGTGCCTTGTTGGACTCGCTCTGGATGCGCTGGTTGAGCCATACCTGGAGTATTTGCACAGTATCACTGTGCAGTTTGGCTGCCTTCCTATGGTACTCTATGTGCTTCTCAATGATCTGAGATAGCCTGTTTGTGCTCACACTACTGACCACGTTACTTAAGCCTCCACACTCGAACACCGCCGCTCAGTTTGCGTAGAGCCAGCTTGCTACCGGGCTGCGCCACTCTGATGCGTTGAGTGACGCGCTCAAGTTCCTGTCTGGTATGTTCGGGGAAGAAAGCGCTGTATCCAGGCTTGATCTTCTCCACAGCAATACGAAGTTCTGACTTCACGCACTTACCTTTTTCTGGTGGTGTGCTTGGTTCGTCGTCGTATTGTACTTGTATTTTACTCATTTCATGTTCTCCCTCGCGCTCCACAATCTCAGCCGCTGGCGCTTGCGCTTCTCCATCGCAAGCCGGAACTGCCTGCGCTGACGCATGATTGGCGCACCCTTAGTCACAGCACTCATGCTTACCAACACGTCAGAGAAAATCCGCAACCGGGCGCCGATAGGGATGCGGACGCCAGGGATGATCTTCCACGGGTCACTCATCGCTAACTTCCTTCGCGGCGGCGCGGCTCATGGTGATACCCACCGCAGATGCGCGGTGATCCACACCACAATCTCGATGATTTTCCACGCTGCCAGTGGGATCGCCAGCAGGCCGACGATCAGCAGCGGCGTAATGTCTGGCGGCGGCCCCATCATGTTCCATTCTCCGCGGCGGCGCGGATGGCGGCGGCTATATGTTTTGGCTTACGCGCCCACTGGTCCGTTTCCACAATCCTCGCCGCTTCCTCCATCCCCTCCCGCCGGGCAGCCTGCTCACACGCCGCGACTTCCTCAGGGGTAATGATTTGGCCAAGCCACTCATCGGAATCTTCAAATTGGTCTGGCGCAACCCAACGTCCTTTGCGGTCCTCAAACCACTGGTTTGCGCCACTCCAACGATACACGTCGATACAGCCATCAACGCGCACGACATGCCCTTCGCTGTCCTGCTCCCGGTTAAACGGCACGCCGGGCTTGGCAGGGTCGGTCCAGTTGTTCGTGTTGATCATCGAAATAACCTCCTATAGGCCTCTGCGGCATCAGCTTCCTCCGGAGACATGCCGTTGATTTCGTCGAGGCGCTTATTCCAGTTTGGACAGACGCGCGATGAGCCGTCGTCGTAGTGCATCTCGCCCATCTCACACCGCTTCATGTGCGGTCGCCTGCAATTCGGGCAGGTGCGAGGGTCAGTCATTGGGTGTGTCCTTGCGAGCGCGAAGCGCCTTGTGCGTGGTGTTGTAAACGCGGCACGCCGGGCTTGGCAGGGTCGGTCCAGTTGTTCGGGTTGGTCATAGTCCTAACACCTCCTTCGCTTTTCTGATTGCTTTGTTGTAGCGATCTTCCATTCCAACGATCTGCCGGGCTGGCGCTGGAAACGCGGGGGTTACTGACAGCAGATTAGACAACACTGTCTCTAATCTGCGAATAACATCGTCTTTACCGGCAGCAACTCCTGCCCATCCTGCCACTTCGTCACGAGCGTTCGCTCGTTCGGTAACAAGAGCGCGAAGGGTGAACGCGGCCAGCGTGAGAACGCCGGGGTGCCACCGTCCAGTTCCGTCCATCGCGCGCGCCAACCGCTCCACTGCCTCCGCACTGGTGTCTAGTTCACTCATCTTCACCGCTCCCATCGCCAGAGCCAAAGCCAGAGCCAGAGCCATCGCCAGAGCCATCGCCATAGCCATCGCCATAGCCATAGACAGAGCCGTTGCCAGAGCCATCGCCAGAGCCACGGCCAGAGCCACGGCCATAGCCATGGCCAGCGCCGTAGCCAGAGCCAGAGCCAGAGCCAGAGCCAGAGCCAGAGCCAGCGCCGTAGTCAGAGCCATAGCCAGAGCCATAGCCATAGCCAGAGCCAGAGCCAGCGCCGTAGCCCCGATCCGTATCAGGCATTGCGGATGGTCTCCTGTGCGGCGGCGGAGCAGGGGATCGTCTCGATCACACCGGTCAGGGCAATCTCAGACAGCTTCACGTCCAGCTTGGACTTATCAGCAATGATGCCATACGAAGCGACGCCAGACAGCGCGATGCCAGCCTTGGCGTGCCACTTCCACAGCCGCCTGGATTCACGCAGCACAGCCTGATCGCCCGTCTGGGAGACCAGGATGCCAGCGTGGACGCCAGCGGAGTAGCACCGCAGGATCACATAGCGACCCACGAACGGATGCGGGTCTGCAACCTGCTGCTGCATAACGGGCTTATTGTTGCCGAACAGGGCGACGATTTCACGGACCTGAGCGATGGTCAGGTTGTCGGTGTTTATCATTGGTTCACTTCCTTCTTCATTATCTTGTCTGCTTCTACGAACAGACTAGCCATGGATACCTTGGTAAGCGCGCAGAAGTCTATCAATCTGTGCAGAGACGGCAAGTCCCCACGTTCCCAGCCTGATAAAGTCTGCTGCTTGATAGCGAACCCAGTGGCGTGTGCCACTTGGTTCTGTGACAACCCAGCCCGCACCCTAGCTCGCTTGATCGCTCGCCCCAGAGCACGGGTATAGTCGTCGTATCTTCTCTCTATGCTGCACCTCATGTCTTGTTTTGTTGGAGCCCAGTATGCACCGGGCTCCAACGTGGGGTGGTTACGCCGCCCGGGCAGCAGCGCGGTTGGCAGCGCGAGCACTGCGCGCCTTCTCCAGAGCCGCAACACGGACAGCATGGGAAGCGGCAGGATCAGCGCTGGGGCTACGGCCCCGCTTGGGCTGGTTGCGCAGCATGGCGACAGCAATCTCGATGCCCTTGGCCACTTCAGCGTCACCGACGCTGCGCAGGAACGCAGCCTGGGATTCCATCTTCTTGATGGTGGACAGATAGACGCGCATTGATAGCTCCTTCACAGTATCTTACTGGCAGCCACAATGGCTGTCAGTTTGTTGACATCGACTCCAAGGTCAACATCTTTGTTATCCGGCTTACTCCTGCTTACCGGAGTGCGGATACGATCTTTGGTATCACCAGGGAGCAACTCCCACAAGGCGGGCCATGCTTTCAGCGCAGCGTTAACAGTCTGGTGTGCTGATAACACTTTGCGCACAGAGGCTACGAAGTGATCCTTCTCGGAAACAATCTTGTCGAGGGCTACTCTCCACTCAACAGCGGCGTCGAGGAGTGGGCGCCAGCGGTTACTGTCTTTCAGTTCGATAACAGCCGATGTTGAGTTACCACCAAACGACAGCGCCATGGCGAAATCTTCTTCTAACGGAATATCCTTGGGAAACTTCATAGGTGTACCAATCGGCAGCGCTGGCATCGCCATGTTGATGTAGCCAATCTTGCGCACTTCGATCCTGTCGCGCATGTAGAAGAACTCATCGGGCAGAGCCCGCATGTTGTCCAGCCACGGTGCATACAGCGTGTTGTACAGTTGGTGCCCGGTGTACGGGAAAGAGAAACTGCCTTGCGCCGTGTTGATGCGCTTAGTGTACGTGTTGGTAGCATGGACCAGCACGTTATGCACAAGTTCGCGAGACGTACGAACGACAGCCATGGTTACACCTCCGTAGTTGGTTTGATCGTGATCTTATTACCACGCTTTACTATCACAAGCCGACCGTGGGCTATGCCTACCAGTGCATGGCATAGAGTATCTATCTCGCCGGCTAGGTTACGCAGCTTGCGTTCGAGCCACAAGACCCAAAACGCAAGCGCAAGACCCAAAATGATGAGTGCTGTCTCCATCACATCATCACCACTTCGCCCCACGGAGTCTTGCTCCAGTGAGTAGAGACCCAGAGTACAGGGTAATCAGGTTGCGGGCCGAAGTCGTTGCACACAAGGTCAGTCAAGAATACACAAGCAACGGGCTGTATGTTGTTGTCAGCAACATACTTGAACACTGGCGAGAACGCAGTGCCGCCACCACCATGGGGCTTGATGGCAGGCTCATCGTCAGGGCTGTACTTGTCGTAGTGACAGACCTTGCTGTCGAAGTAGATGATGTGGAGCGTAGCAGGCTGCGTATCCTGATGGATGGCAGTGATCTCCGCCGCGAACTCGGCAATCTCCTTGGCGCCAATGGAGCCTGAGCAGTCCACTGCCACGACGATCTCGCCAAGCGCTTCACCCGACACGCTGGGCAGGTAGAGGCCCTGTGAGATGAACCGCCGGTTAGGGCGCGCCCAGCTACGTGTCGAGGTCTTGGCCCGCTGCATGAAGCGCTGCAACACGTCCTGCCAGCGGACCTTGGGCGTCAGTATCTGGTCCACGAAGCGCTGCATGTTGGCCGAGAGCTTGCCCATCATCTTGGCAGCCTGGGCAGCCTGGGCGACCTTCACGCGCCACTCAGCAAGTTCCTGAGCCTGCTCGGCATGAGAGCCGTCAGCCTCCCTCAGGTCGGCACCAGTGCCACCAGGAGCACCACTGCCGCCAGGGCCGTTGCTATCTTCCTCAGGCAGCAGGGCATAGATGCCTTCGGATGTACCCTTGCCTGCGTCGTACAGGTTCTTGTCGAGACAGCCGCCCTCGATGAACCGCCCGATCTTCTCGTCATGGAGAAGCTGGTTGATGACGTAATCGGCGGCCTTGTTCCAGCGCAGCGCCTGCCTGCCCTTCATGCGGTACATGTGTTCCAGCATGGGATGGAAGCACTCATGCGCCACCAGGAACGTGACCTGCTCGTCGGTCAGTTCGTCCAAGAACGCAGGGCTGTACCGCACCTCTTTGCCATTGGTGCAGGCAGTCGGGATGGTGTCGTCCAGGATCATCGGCATGTTGAGCGCGATGGACCCGATGAACGGATGAGAGAGGATCAGGCTGGTCTTGGCCTTGGCCAGCCGCTTCATGTGCTTGTCAGACATAACTCACCTCCAGAGAGGGCAGCATACGCGCTGCCCTCGGTTGCTGTCACATTAAAGTCCGGACATGTTGTTTGCGAACTCGCCGTGATGCTTAGACCTAGCCTCGTTGACCACGGCTTCGGCCTCATCAACACTAGAAAACAGCCCGAGGTATGTATTCTTACCGTCTATAGATAGCTGAGCCTGATATTTACTAGCTCTCTTACTCCACGTCACACCCTTGGGAAGGCCGTTCTTAGTCTTGCCAACTGAGTTATAGCCATTCTGTGTAGGTGTACACTCGCGCAGGTTCTCTACCCTGTTATCTGTGCGTACCCCATTTATATGGTCTATAGTCTCAGGCATATATCCATGGTGCATCATAAATATAATGCGATGCTCCGGATATATCTTATTGTTTATGCGCACCTGACGGTACCCAGACCCATTTACTGTACCGGCAAGCCTACCGTGTCCAAACACAGCATGGTACTTCTCTATATACGCGCACTCCGCGGCCTCCTTAGTTCCATAACTACCTATGTAGGTATTCTTTCCATCTATGCTCATCTGAGCAACCCATTTCTTATTCACTTTATGCCACGTACAACTAGGTTGTGGCTTCCAAAACAGGCTACCGTCGGAATACGTGAAGATTGCATGGAGGTAATCTTTGGTCAGCATGGCTGCCCCCTTACAGGTTGGTACCAAAGGCACCTTGGTACATAGCCTGCATCTTGTCCATAATTTCCTGGGCCGACTCGGCCACCTCCTGACGGATACCAGGGTCATTGCGCAGCGCGTCAGGGTGGTAGGACGCAAGCCTCTGCTCCACCTCCTGGCGCATGGACTCAAGGTTGGGGTCGTCAGTGATGTTGAGCCGGGGCAGCAAGTCACACAACTCTCGCGCATGGCCCACCAGTGAGTCGTGGATGCGAGCACTGGGGTTGCCGCACTGCCTGGAGATATGCTCCACGCGGTCATAGAGGCGCTTCCACACGTCCTTGGCTGCCAGGGCCTGGGCCTGGGCCAAACGCTCCTGGATATCCTTCTGGATACGACTCATCTCATCGCTACCCAGGGACACACGGAAGTCGTTGGACGGCACAGGGAACACAGCCAAGTCCATCTTGAACTTGCTGGCAATGTCGCGCTCCGAGGGATAGTCAGCGTCGGAGTACATGTCGCCCAGGGCCTTGGCAGCATCGGCCTTGAGTGTCGGGTAGGCAGCCACGAAGGTGGACACCAGGGTCTCCCACTCGCCCTTGGCCTTGCGGAACTCAGTCATGAAGGCGAGGTAGTTCGTGGACGGCAGCAACTGCGCGCCCTCCATCGCCCAGGGCAAAGTGTTGGTATAGAAGTCCTTGCGGATAAGCGCAGACTTACCATGCACGTTGTCCAGGTAGTCGTTCATGGGCAACAGGGACTTGTTGTACCGCCCAGCGCTGTTGCTTGCGTGGTTGATCGCAGCAACCTGCTGAGACACGCGCTTGTCGTACTTCCTGGCTTGCCACTGCGAGATGGTGAGTTGCACCAGAAGGGCACGGTCAGAGAGCATAGCCATTGTTCATCTCCTGTTGGTAGTTTGTTGTGGGTAGTGTGAACTGTTGATGTGAGTCTATATGATTCTGTATGCACGGCAGGGTCCGACCCTGCACACCTCAGAACAACGGTTGGTCGTTAGTCAGGCGCCAGTACAGGGTAGCTAGTGGTACCCCGCTTAGGCGGGACGCCTCTTTGATGCTCACTAGGGTGCCGTTGTACATAACCTGATACTTTGTTGTCGTACCTTTCAGGTTGTCTGGGCTAAATAGCTTTGGTGGCTTCCAGCCTTTGCGCGCCCTGTACCGTATAACATGTTCACGGATACCTAACTCTCTAGCCCACTGCGCAACAGTCTGTGTTTTCCCGTCGTATGTAATTACGCGGTTAGAGCGCGTATTGTTTTGCTGCACGGTCGGAGTAGCCCACCGGCAGTTGTCGGGCGAGTAGTTGCCGCTGTTATCTATACGATCCAAGGACATACCATCCGGTGGGTTGCCCATATCCGCATAGAAGTTTTCAAACACAAGCCACCGTTCACACACAGATATACCACGTGCGCCGTAACGTGCATATGATGCAGATTTCTCATTCCTGCACCTATTAAGCATACCGCGCCACAACTGGTGTACTCTAGTCTTGTACATACCATGCCTAGCGCGGCGTTTATTACTCTCAGCCACACCAAGATTGTACGCTCTGGTAGTCTTACGTTTGGGATGACTCATGGTACCCGCCTCCTCTGTTCGGGTGGCATGTTGTAGCATAAGTCATATTCTAAAACAACACGTCAGCATGGCGCACGCTCCACTGAGTGAAGGCAGCAGTAGTCGCCAGGGCGTTGTCCCGCCGCACTGCCATGGTGATGGTCAGCACGGAGAACTCAGGGGGCATCCGGCTAACGTACTCAACCACACGGTCGAGGTTCGAGTCAGTGGCACGGGCTGCCAGGGCACCACTCAGGGCATAGAGCGTCGCCGGATCACTCGGCACGTCGCTCCCCTTGGGGTCCAGCAGCACAGCGTCAGGGCTGGGCAGCTTGCGGTAGATGCGCAGGAACCCAGTGAACTCAGCCGCTGCACCCTCACCGACAGCACCCTTGAAGCACTCGAACTCGGCTTCGGCAGGCACCACACCGAGCACGGCAGAGACACCCTCAACCCAGGAACGCGGCGTCGGGTTGCTGTCACGCTGGGGGTCGTAGTCATGGAGCAGACCGGGACGGAAGCGCAGGAACGACACCACCTCAGGCCGCACACCATGGCGGATCATCCAGGCCGAACTGTCATCCA